GGCGGCTGTTCGTACTTGGCGATCATGTCGCACAGGGCGCTCCATGAGCCGTTGTGACCATACCAGCGACGAAATTCGGCCAAGTTGATGGGGGAATAGGAAACCCGCTTCGCCGCTTCGATCAGCACCCAATCTTCAACCATGATATTCTCCTCTGCTATGCCGCCCCTTTTACACACCGCTTTCCACCCCTGCAAGCGATAATTGCGCTTTGCTAAAAATTGTTGCGCTAGGATAAATCGCGGCATATGAAGGGCCATCACAACGGAGAACGTCACATGACATTGACCGAATACCTCAAGCGCCCCGGATCATTGACACGCAGCCAGCTATGCGAAGGGCTGGGCATTTCCCCCGGTCGCCTGTCGCACCTGCGCCATAGCGTTGCATGGCCCCCTGCACTGGCACTGTCCGCCGAGGAACTGACCCACGGCGCGCTGTCTGCGTCTTACCTGTCGCCTATCGTTCGGAGGGCGCGGGGATGATGGGCCGCGTGGAAACGATCGGACGCGCAACCCTGTATCTGGGCGATTGCCGCGAGGTGCTGCCTACGCTGGGCAAGGTGGATGCGGTGGTTACTGATCCGCCTTATGGGATTAACGCCGCGCGTGATCGTAATAGCCAGCAGTGGGGCTGGCGGGATTATGGCGATGGTGAGTGGGATTTAGTTCGCCCTGATGCCGAAGTGATGGCGCTGGTTCTGCAGGCAGGCAATCGGTCGATTGTTTGGGGAGGCAACTACTTTCCCGACATTCTGCCTGCAACTCCGAAAGCTAAGTGGCTCGTATGGGATAAGGGGCAGGAGGGCTTCTCTCTCGCTGATTGCGAATTTGCTTGGTGTTCCTTTGAGGGCGCAATCCGCCGCATCACCTATGCTCGCGCGAAGGCCATGCAGGATGGGAAGGAACACCCGACACAGAAGTCTCTGACCGTCATGAAATGGTGCATTGGCCAACTGCCCAAACCCGCCGCCAACACCATCCTAGACCCCTTCATGGGCAGCGGAACAACCGGCGTTGCAGCCGTCCAGATGGGCCGTGACTTCATCGGCATTGAAAGGGAGGAGCGCTACTTCGACATCGCTTGCCGTCGCATTGAGGACGCCCAGCGCCAAGGCGACATGTTTATTCAAGGAGCAAACCCATGACCGAAACCCCCTTCGACGAACCCTGCGCCCACGGCTTTTACAACGAGGAGGCCTGCCCTGTGTGTGACTACACGCCACGCGAGCGGGCCGCTATCATCACCGGGCTGGCAGTCCTTGGCTGGGCCTTTGTTGGCGCGCTTGTGTGGAGCTTTGCGTAATGGCGTTTTTCAATTGCGGCCACCCTATGGAAGCACCCCACCTCTACCATCGCAAGGATAACAACGGCGCGTATTGCCGGACATGCAAGACCGCACGAAGCCGAGAGCGGCGGGAGGGTATCTATCGCGCCCCAGCTGCGCACCCTGCTACACGGTATTCGTCCTACACCATCAGCGAGAAGGCATTAGCCAAACGGGATGACGACTATGCAATCGCCATGTGGGCAGGTTCCAGGGAGCTATTGCAGCGTATCCATGACGCATTGAAGGAGAAGGGTGCGTGAGCGCTTCGGATCATCAGGAAGGCGGCGACCACTATAAGTGCATGACAGTGCAGCCGTGGGATGTTGTCGATACGTGGCCATTGCCGGAGCGCGTGGCCTACTATCGCGGGAATGCACTGAAATACCTCATGCGACTGAACGACAAGGATACGCCAGAAATGAACGCCCGTAAGGCTGCGCACTATTGCGCCAAGCTGTCAGAAACATTGGGAGGCGCATCATGAAAAACCCATGTGCCCACGATGGCTGTCGCCGGAATGTCAAATACGGTAGCAAGTCCGGGCTATGCCGGGAGCATTACCTTGCATCCCTGCCCAAACGCCGTTGCCTGACTTGTGACGCCACTATCCTGAAACACAATATCAGCGGGTTTTGCAAACATCACAGGGGCAATTCAGCGAAGCGCTGCATTTGCTGTGGTAAGAAAATCCAGCGCAATGGCGTGACTGGCAAATGTGCCACATGCCTTTATCCTGTCAACCTCGTGCCTGTAGATCGCCGCGATGATTACCTGCGCATGGCGGGTAAGCTAAAAGACCATCATGCGGCGGCTGAATGGATATTGGCCGGGAAGCCTGTTCCGCTACCGGCACCGCCGCGCCCTATCGTGAAGATCCAGTCGGCGGACGTTATCCGCAACGTGTCAGCCGAGCTTGGCCTTAACAAGGAAATGATAACAAGCCCGAGGCGGCATTATAGCCTTGTCCATGCCCGTGCAGTAATCTCAAAAATCCTGCATCATCATGGCATGTCATATGCCGCTATCGCCCGCCGACTGAACCGTGATCATTCGTCAATCATGAATGTGATTGAGAACTTTCCAGAGTACGCCGCCAAAGATGCTCGGCTGCAACGCATCGTCAACCAGGGGATAAACTGACATGCCGTTATACGAACAAAAACCCCTACCCGCCCGGTGGATGCATTACGCCCACCGGGATTACAACGTCGACCAAGACAGCCTAACCCGCGTAGAACGCGACCCGTGCTTTTATTGCGGGACGCGCGGGGATATGGGTTGTAAGCATAGGAGGGCGCGGTGAAGCTTCGTGTCATAGACCTGTTTTCAGGCATCGGCGGCTTTTCACTAGGCCTTGAGCGATCAAAATATGATGGAGAGATAAATGGTTTTGAAACGGTCGCATTCTGCGAAATTGAAGAGTTCCCCCGCCGTGTCCTCGCAAAGCACTGGCCCAATGTCCCCTGCTATCAAGACGTGCGAAAACTTACCGCAGAGCGACTTTCTGCTGATGGAATTGCCTCGCCAGATATCATCTGCGGCGGGTTCCCGTGCCAGGACATCAGCATTGCAGGGCACGGCAAGGGCTTGGCCGGTGAACGATCTGGACTGTGGTTCGAGTACGACCGCATCATTGGCGAGTTTCGACCACGCATCGCGATCATGGAGAACGTCGGAGCGCTGCTTCATAGAGGGCTGGATGCCGTTCTCGGATGCCTTGCCGAACGGGGGTATAATGCGTGGTGGAGAGTTGTTCCAGCTTGGGCCGTTGGCTTGCCCCAAGTTCGCGAACGGGTCTGGATATTGGCCTACGCCGATCAAGTCGGATGGGAAGCGTGTCGCAGAATTGAAGCTGCACTCACTAGCCAAGCGATGCATTGGACTCCCGGGGTGCAAATGGAACTTCGCCGAACACGTAGCGGCGGAACTCGATGGATACCCAACGGCGTCGTTTGCACTGTCGATAATGGGTTTTCCGCCAACGTGGACGGAATTGGAGCAGCCGGAAACGCCGTAGTCCCGCAGATACCCGAACTTATCGGCAACGCTATTTTGGAAAGCATAAACCAATGACCAACGCACTCGAAAACATCCTCACCCGCATCACCGAACTGGCCCACGGCGCGCACGAACGCCCCCAGGATGACGTAGCGCATGACATGCGCGTTATCGCCAAGATGCTGGAGGCGCAGGCGGAAATGATCGATCGGGGATTACGGGAGGCTTAAGCCTCTACCTTCCAGAACGCCACGTCGGAAGGGTGCGGCGGGTCGGATATATCCCAGCGCACACTTTCAGCAGGCCAGTGCGGTGGATCGTAACTGGCGCTATCAAACCCGTTAACGAAACGAATACGAACCCGCCGTCCTCTAGCGATGGCGGGCATTTTTCCGTTGTTGCGTGGCATCAGGCGGCTAGTTCGGCTTCATGGCGTAATGTGGCCACGTCAACGCCGATCCATGTAGACCATAGGTTCAGCGCTTTATCTGTGAACGCTGCCCGGTCCGCCTCGTTCATGGCGCGATTGCTAGTTGAGTGAAGTTTTCGGTAGACTTCGCCGCTGGGCAAAACGACCTCATCGCATAGCCGTAGCTTGGCGCGGGTGATGTCATGCAAATCCTGTTCCGATAGCGTTAGGCCATGCCGATCGTTTAGTAATGGTACGACCAAATGGGCGACTGCCCAATATAAAGAACGGCGCCGCTGATTAGCAACGCCGCCCTTCATCGTGACCGATACCTTGCCCCGCACCTCTCGCATAGCCTCCTCGGCTGCGCGATTGGCCGGGCGAAGCATCCCTAGATGAGCTTCAAATAGCAGGGGTGGTTTATCGTTCATTCCATAGCCTTTCTGCTTCGGCTAACAGGTCTATCCCGTACGTTAGCCAAAATCCCCGGTGGGAAAGGGCCTCGACACTTTCGCGCGGCCCCCATTGGATTTGATGATGGCGGGGGCATAGCGGCACAACGCGGTCATTGCGCCGGGTTAGCCTCCCGCCATGGATAGAAGCTGTTACGTGATGGACGGTAGAAACCCCACCACAGACAAGGCACGGCATTTCCGCGATGTTCGCCATATGCCGCTTCTCGGCTGCGGTAGGGGGTTTCTTAGACATGCTGCCACGTCCGCCGGAGGCGAATGTTGCTAATGCTTGTCGGTGCGACCCCATAAATTAGAGACAATTCCGCCCGCGACAACCCACTAGCGCGAATGGCGCGAACATCATCATCCGTTAGCTTAGCCTTGCAATTCAAAACCCCCTTGGGCTTATGACTGCGATCACGTTCTACGCGATCCGCCATATTGTCATCATTAGTCCCAGCCCGTAGATGCCTTGGATTAATGCATGATGGATTGTCACATGAGTGCAGAATATGCAGCCCAGCCGGGATAGGACCAACAAACTCCATGTAGGACAATCGGTGTGCTAAAACCTCGCCGCTTGCGTCCTCGCATCGGCCATAACCTTTTTTGTCCCTATACCCCTGCCAATTCCAGCACCCGCGTTCATCGGCTGATGCTGAATTAGACAATAGCCGTTCATGGCGGCTAACATAGGGGGAACCGCCGCGCATTGCGCAGACCTTCCCGCAATACCGTCGCCGGTTCCAGTCGCGTGTTTCCTCATAGCTTTTGCGCTGCAACTTGGCATCGCAATGTTCGCAATGGCGGCTTTCGCGCTTGGGTTTCTTTGCGAGGCGCGGCGGCAGCGTCATCAGTAGACCCCGGCGTTAGTGATAAATGGAATTTCGTCGCTCAGGTCATCAGCAAGCCCGTTATCGGTATTGCCCCCAAACCTTGAGTTGTGCCCCTGCGATCCATCAGGTTCCCGGCGCTGTTCCCCACCCTGCGGCGTCCCCTGAATGCTCACATGATCCGCGCGGCACTGCACATAGGTTTTCCCATTGTGTTCGCGCATGGACATTTCACCGGAGACGGCCACCTTGCTGCCCTTTCGGAGAATGCGGGCCAGACCTTCGGAGCCTTTGCCCCACTTGGTCACGTCAACCCATGTGGTGGCCTTGTTCTCGCCATAGCCGGTTGAAACGCCGACCGAGAAGGAACAGAACTCCGCGCCGCTTTGGGTGGTTTTGTGTTCGGCATCGCGGCCAGTGTTTCCGGCCAGTGTGATAATCAGCATATCAATTCCCCTTAATATCCGACCGCAAGAAAGCGGCCATGAATTGCACGAACGGTTTCAACGTCTGATTTGCAATATGCCGCGATCCGTTCATGTTCGCCATTAGCCCATGCCTGCGCGACCATTGATCCGTCAAAGTCGCCCTTGCCCGAAAGCCCCAGCGCCTCGCACAAACGATCCTGGCTGATTGTACCACGCGCCCCGGCCCATGAAGTCATCGTGTCGAAAATGGTATCCGACCACGGCTTGATATCGCGCGGGATGATCTTGGGAATGCGGATGCCCAACACGATCGATCGGCACAGGATGAACCGCATATCGAACCCGGCGACGTTGTGGCCGATAAAGCAGGCCATCCCCATTTGCGGCAGGTCGGCATAGAACGCGCGGATGATGTCAGCTTCCTGCTCGACGGTTTCGGCTGACAGGCTTTTAACCTCGCCGTCACCGATGGCATAGCCGATGCAGCAAATGTGCCCGAATGCCGGGTCAAAGCTGGTCTTGGCTACAGCTTCGTCCGTTGCGGTTTCAGCGTTCTCCTCAAGCCATGCCATGATGCTTTCAGGCTTTTTGATTGTGGCTGGCGGCTTGATATTCTCCCGCACCTTGGCCCGATATTCGGGCGACTGGCAGGGGATAGTTTCAATGTCTAGCGCGATATTATGCACTGGCCATATCCTTCAGTTTCTTGTTCAACATCGCCCGCGCCCGTTCAAACTGCGCGGCGGGCATATCCTTTACGCTGCCAATCTTGAACGCAGTGCAGAATGCCTTCGTGTCGCTGTTCGTTTGTTGGATCAGGTCCGCAAGGATACCCCATTCAGCGTCATTCACCGGGCCTTGGCGGGCAGGTTCCTGACGCTGGGCAGGTTCGCGCTTGGCGCCTGCAACCGCTGCGTTGGCGTCGTCGTCCTCGGTAGCCAGCCCGAACGCGCATTGCAGGCCATAGCGACGTGCGTAGGTTAGTGCAGACCCGAACGCCTGAGCATCCTTTTTCGTGGCGGGCATGAACAGCGTCCCCGCGCTTTTTTCCTCGCCGCTGGTGTGGATGTAGAATGTCTCCACCATCGCACCATTGTCGCTGTCGTGCGATTGCTGGCGATACCAAAGCCCATGCTCCACGATAGGTTCAAGCGCGTCAATGATCGCGCCGAGGTCGGCGTACTTGCTTTTGAAGTGCGGGTTGTTGGCGTTCTTTTTCGCCCCTTCCAGCTTCGGCAGGGCGGCGGCCAGTGCCCCGATAATGCCTGTTTCTGTCATTGTGTTTTTCTCCGTTGCTATGCTGTGCAATGTATATTATCGTTAGCTCACGTCAATGGAGAATATCATGAACGAACAGGAAATTCGAGAGCGCCTTGCTGATCGCATCCCGCGCAAAGTCGCCGATGCCACGGGGTTGCACTACATTACAATCCTTCGGTTTATGAAGGGAGACGGGCCTGCGCCGCGTGAAAGCACGTTAGATTTGCTGCGCCAGTATCTTTCGCGATGACCCGCACCTGTGCCGAATGCGGTGCAGAGATCAGCCGCAGGAACAAGGGTGGGCTTTGCAAGTCATGCACGGGCCGGAGGGTGTGTAGGGAGGGTAAGCTCTGGCTTAAGGGGGTAGCGTCACAAATGGCAGCCCCTGACTTTAGCCAGCGCATGTCAGCCCAAGCGCTCAAGCAGGCATGGTGCCCCGACTACCTTCGCCCGAACAATCTCAAGCTAAGGAACATGGGGTATCGTGCCCCAGATAGGAGGCGGATCATACTGGAACTGCACGAAAGGAACATCGCAAAAGGAAACATCACATGAAGTGGTTTCGACGCAAAATCACACCATCTGAAGCGGCCAAGGTGCTTTCGGCACAGGCACGCAACGGGCTTTCAAACAGGGAACTGGTCAAGGCTAAAACGCGTGAACTGCGCCAGCTGCTTGGCCTTCCCCCGCTTTCCATCCTCGAACCGAAGGAGTGAGTACAATGATGAATTTTGGTGATGCGCTTGTTGCGCTGAAGTCTGGTCAGAAGGTCGCCCGCGAAGGCTGGAACGGAAAGGCAATGTTCCTTTTCCTCGTCCCCGGCTCTCAGTTTCAGGTCAATCGCCCGCCTTTGCTTGGGATTTATCCCGAAGGCACGGTGATCAACTATCACGCGCATATCGATATGAAGACGGCTCAGGATACCGTTGTTCCTTGGCTGGCCAGCCAAACCGACGTGTTGGCCGACGATTGGCAGATCGTCCCCGCTATTGGGGAGGCGTAATCATGCCTGAAACAACCGACGATCGCCTGCGCCTCCTGCTGGAACGTGTGGAAAGACTTGAAGAAGAGAAAAAGGGTGTCAGTGACGATATCAAAGACACGTACAACGAAGCCAAGTCCGCCGGATACGATGCCAAGATCATGCGCCAGATCGTCCGCCTGCGTCGCATGAAGCCCGACGATCGCCGGGAAATGCAGGCAGTGCTAGACGCCTACTGCGCCGCGCTGGGTCTGGATTGATCGCCATGGCCCGCCCTAACAAGTTTGGCGCAAGGCCAACGGAATGTGGCCACGGTCACCGCCATGCCTCCAAGCGGGAGGCTGCGCGCTGTTGTGAGTTGCACCTGCTGCTTAGGGCGGGCCAGATCGATGCTCTCGTTATCGAGCCGACTTATATCCTGGCACCCAACGGAACGCCGATCATCATGGGCAATGGGCATAAGGCGAAGTATCGCCCAGACTTCGTTTACCGCGAGGCTGGACGCCTGATTGCCGAAGACATCAAGGGCATGATCGTGAGGGACTTCCCTTTGCGCGCCGCCTTGTTCCGCCTGTGCTATCCGGAGATTGAGCTTCGGGTGCTCAAGTGATGGCGCCCCAAAATCTTGGGTTTGCACAATTGGGGGTTTTGGGGTAGATGTGGCTGGCGGGGTGCTTCCAACACCGCCGCCACATTGAACGCCTAATGGACAGGGAGGCGACCACGCGATGATATTTACAATAACGGCCTTTGCATTTCAAGCGGGCTTTTTGCCATGAGTGTCCGCATCATGTCGGACGTTTGGTCCATTGATCTACCGGATAGCCAAAAGATCGTGCTGTTAGCGCTGGCTGATAATGCGAACGATGAGGGTGTCTGTTGGCCGTCCATGGCGACCATTGCAAGAAAGTGCAGCAAAGGCGAGCGGACAGTTCAGGGTGTAATTAAGCAGCTTTGCGCAGATGGCCATTTGAGCCGCAAAGAAATTGTAGGGAAAGGATGTAGTTACACAGTCCACCCCCGCAATAACTGCGCCCCGCAGAAACTGCACCCCCGCAAGGAACTGCAAGAACCCCCGCAGAGATTGCGCACCACCCCCGCAGCGGCTGCGGACAAACCATCATTGAACCATCAAGAACCATCAAAAATAAAAATAGAGACGCGCGCACACTCCCTTCCTGATAGCTGGGTTCCAGTGCTGACTGGAAAGTCTCAAGCCGTTGTCGATGCATGGCCACCGGGGATGCTGGAAGCCGAACTGGACAAGTTCCGCGACCACGCTGCCGATAAGGGGCGAACGTCAAAGGACTGGCAGGCCGCATTCCGCACTTGGATCAAAAACGCAGACAACTGGAAACCGAGCAATGATCAATCACGACCCGCTTATGGCAAGCCTTATGCGTCACCAAAGGTCTCGGGGGATGGTGCCATCCGCGCCCTCGACCGACAACTTGGACTTGGGGAGCCTGCCGGATCGGCTGGACGACGAGACGTTGCGTCGGGTGCAGGACATAGCCAACTCGCCCTTACCGCCCGAACCGTCCTGTGATGCTCGCCATTTTGCTCAATGCCTGCGGATCATGCTGGCAGTCTTGCCTAAGCGCAGTCAGGATGATGTGAGTGGGGAACTGTTAGTGGCGGCCTATCAGCGCAAGCTTGCTCATTTGCCCAACGCCGCAATCAGTTTTGTCGCCGACAACGCGATGGAGCAATGCCATTGGTTCCCCACGATAGCCGAGTGTCTGGATATCGCTAAAGCTTATTACAGGCGGGACGATGCGACCCAGCGCCGGGCATGGGCAGAGCAGATCAGCCGAAACGAAAAGCGCCTACGCTATCAAGACGAACTCGCTTCCCGCAAACGCGAAGATAGCGAAGAGCTTACACAGGATGACGTCGATGGAATGACTGATGTTCTACACCGCATCGGTGTTGCAAATGGGTGGTTGACCATAGACGCGAACGGTCGCCATGTGCTATCACCGCGAGCACGATGAACAAGGAGAACAATCATGGATGAAGTCTGCCAGAACTGCGCATTTTACGTTGAAGCCCCGGCCAAGCGCCACGGGTTTTGCAAGGTCGCCCCACCTGTGTTCGTCGGGCGTGAGGAAGACGGGTATCCCAGGTTCTACAATCCCACCGTCTCGCCGAACTCGTTTTGCCGGGAATGGGAGGAAAAATAATTCCGCCCATGTGCATTTAGTTGTTGCCAAACGCTACGGATGCACTTAGAAGGGTTTCAACAGCAACGGGCACTGCCCACCGAGACAGGGAATACGGAAATGACGAAGCTCGAAAAGTTCATCGAAGCAAACCCGACTGACCCCCGCGTTGTTCGCCTGCTCAAGATGATGAGCAAGCCGCTTACGCATTCCAACCGCTGTGGCCGCCTCGCTGGCGAACTGATGCGGGAGGCAGAATATGCCTTCTAAGGCAATGGCGCGGAACCTCGCCGCCATCATCATGGCGAATGGTGGCGGGGTTGATCCAAAAGCGGCATGGGATGCTGTCCCGCAAGATCGCAAAGAACGTCTTGAGAGATATCTTAAGGCGCAACGTAAAAATCCATTAGGACCAACAATGCTATGACCCCAACAGAGTTCAACACCATCCGCCAATCAAGGGGCCTGTCTGTAGCGCAGACGGCCCGCGTCCTTCGCATTGGAGATCGCTCCACAATCCATCGCTGGGCAACTGGCGACCGTGCCATCAGCGGCCCAGCTTCGATCATCATGGAGATGCTTGAAAGCGGGGAATTGCCTGAAAGGTATATTCCGTAAGGGAATGGGAGGAGCGGTGATGACTGCATACGACAATTACCAGCGTCGCCCCAAAACAAGACCTGAGTCCTACATCAACACCCAACGTGCCGGCGGCATCGAAACGCGGACGCCTACGTCCTACCGCACGCCCGAACAGATCATGGCCCAGCTTGAAGCGCGTCTGGCTGAAATGGAGCGGGACGCGGCTAAGCCAGAGCGGGTGTTTCCTTGTTCGGCTTGTCGGTGGCTTGATGGCAGAACTCGATGTAAGCAACCACTTGTCATTGGTCTTGGCACTTGGGAGTTGAACGCGGAGTATGGAGGGGAATGGAGACACGCCAAACTCTGCGGCCCCGAAAAAGCCTTATGGGAACCCCGCCGCACAATCCTTCAACGCATTGCAGATTGGATAGCGAAATGAAATGGGCTTGGGCAATCGTCGGCGCTGGCATGATGTATTTCGGCAAAGACCCTGATATGGTAACACGGGGCTTGATGCTGGTTATCGCTGCCTGCATCATCGAAGCCATCGATACTGCAGTTGCAAGGATCAAGGTGAAGTGAATGCCTAAGGGAAAGCCAGCAGCCAAGGTTGGGCGTCCTAGCAAGTACGATCCCGCCTATTGTGCAAAGATCATCGAGTTCGGTAAAGCCGGATATTCCGTTGTCGAAATGGCAGCGGAAATCGGCGTTACTCGGGCGACCGTCGAAGAGAACTGGCCCGCCGATCACCCTGAGTTTTTCGAAGCCTTTACACATGCGAAACAACTTTCGCAGGCATGGTGGGAACGACAAGGCCGCGAGAACCTGACCGCCGACAAGTTTCAGGCCAGTCTTTACAGCCGATCGATGGCCGCCCGCTTCCCGCATGATTGGCGCGAAAGCAAGCAGATCGAACATAAGGGTGGTGTTACCGTCGTGACCGGCGAGCATGACGCAGAGCTTTAAGCTAACATCCCGCCAGAAGGCTGCGCAGGCCGTTTGTGCAGGCGCTGCCAAGCATGTGATGTTGTTCGGCGGCTCCCGCTCTGGTAAGACGTTCCTGCACGTCCGCAACATCGTTATGCGGGCATTGAAAGCCCCCAATAGCCGCCATGTGATGTTCCGCTATCGCTTCAACGCGATCAAGGCATCGATCGTGCTGGATACCTTTCCGAAGGTCATGCGGCTGGCGTTCCCTGGCATCGAATACAAGCTGGATAAGACTGATTGGTATGCGACCCTGCCTAATGGGTCTGAGATATGGTTTGCGGGCCTTGACGATGCCGAGCGCGCCGAGAAGGTGCTGGGCATGGAGTTTGCCACAATCTATTTCAACGAAGTCTCACAAATCCCGTGGCCGTCGATCCAGATTGCTTTAACGCGCTTGGCTCAGCAGGCCGACCAGATTATCGATGGCGAGGCGTCGCCGCTGCGCCCGCGCGTGTTTTACGATATGAACCCGCCAAACAAGGCGCATTGGTCCTATCGCCAGTTCATCCAGAAAATAGACCCGGACACGAAAGTCGCATTGTCCAAGCCGGATGATTACGCGCATTTCAAAATCAACCCCGGTGACAATCGGGAAAACGTCGCGGGCGATTACATTGAAACGCTTGAGGCTATGTCCGGCAAGATGCGCAAGCGCTTTCTGGATGGCGAGTTCGGCGAGGCCGTTGCCGGTGCGTTGTTCGAGGATGCGACTATCGATGCCTGGCGCGTCATTGACGGAACTATGCCTGACATGGTGCGCATCGTGGTGTCGGTCGATCCATCCGGTTCAGGTGATGAAGACAACGCTGATAACGACGCGATAGGCATTATCGTTGAAGGCTTGGGAACCGATGGCAATGCCTACCTGCTTGAGGACTGCACGGTAAAGGCTGGCCCTGCGACATGGGGCAAGATTGCGACCGATGCCTTTGATCGATGGAGTGCTGATGTTGTGGTCGGCGAAACCAATTTCGGCGGGGACATGGTACGTCATGTGATCCAGACGGCCCGGCCGCGAACGCCGTTCGTGAAGGTCACTGCCAGCCGGGGCAAGGTTGCGCGTGCCGAGCCTTTCAGTTCCTTGTACGAACAAGGCAAGGTCCGTCACGTCGGGCGGTTCAATGAGCTTGAGGAAGAGCTAACATCATTCACCACATACGGGTTTGTCGGCACGCTATCGCCAAACCGGGCCGACGCGCATATATGGGCATTGGCTGCGCTGTTCCCGGCAATCGTCAATCCAAAGAAAAAGGCCGATGTTAAGGTCATCCCGACCGCGAACAGGTGGAGATAGTTGCCCCACACCTAAACCCATGCTAAGCACAATGCGCCCATCGTCGCGATGACAGAAGGGCCACGGGGTTACGATGGCGCGACCGAGCAAGACCGAGCAACTGGCCAAGGTTCATAACGACGCGCTTATCGCGTTTAACCGGGCTTATGATGCCTGCCGTGATGAACGTCGCCAGTGTGTCGAGGATCGTCGGTTTTATTCCATTCCCGGCGCGCAGTGGGAAGGCCCGCTAGGCGAGCAGTTCGAGAACCGCCCCCGGCTTGAGGTGAACAAGGTCCACCTTGCTGTCATGCGGATCATCAACGAAGGCCGCAACAACCGCATTACCGTCGATTTTGTGGCCAAGGATGGCAACGCGAACGACGATCTGGCCGACGTGTGCGACGCGCTTTACCGCGCCGACGAACAGGACAGCGGCGCAGAAGAGGCATACGATAACGGCTTTGAGGAAGCGGTGGGCGGCGGCTTTGGCGCTTGGCGTCTGCGCACCTGTTACGAAAACGAGGATGACGACGAGGACGAACGCCAGCGCATTCGGATTGAACCGATCTACGATGCTGACACGTCCGTGTTCTTCGACGCCGATGCAAAGCGCCAGGACAAGTCGGACGCTAAGCATTGCTGGGTGCTCTATTCAGTCACACGCGATGGCTATATCGAGGAATGGGGCGACGATCCTACTACGTGGCCCAAGGAAGCCGCAACAACCGTATTCGACTGGTCAACGCCTGACGTTGTGTACCTTGCGGAATACTACCGCGTAGAGGAGCGCAAGGAGACGATCCATGTGTTCCGGGATATTCAAGGCAATGAAGTCCGCAAGACGGATGACGAACTTGAAGACATGTCCGAAAGCAAGGATGAACTGACAGGAGAGGAGATTGAAGGTAGCGTCGAGGCTGGCATTGCGATGTTGGCCGATGAAGGCACAATCAAACTGCGTGAGAAGCGCGTCAAGCGCCGCAAGGTCCGCAAGTATATTATGAGCGGTGGCAAGGTGCTTGAGGATTGCGGCTTTATCGCTGGCCGGTACATCCCGGTTGTCCCGATTTACGGCAAGCGCTGGTTCGTCGATAACGTCGAGCGCATGATGGGCCAAGTACGCTTGGCGAAAGACCCGCAGCGACTGAAGAACATGCAGCTTTCCAAGTTGGCAGAGCTTGCCGCGTACTCGCCGATCGAGAAGCCTATCTTCCACCCCGAACAGATGGCTGGGCATCAATTGCTTTGGGCTGAGGATAACCTGCGGAACAATCCGTATCTGCTGGTCAACCCGATGGAAGGTGCGGACGGCCAGCCTATTCCCGCCGGGCCGATCGGTTACACCAAGCCACCCCAGCTTGCACCGGCCATGGCTGCGCTCTTGCAGTTGACCGAACAGGACATGGCGGAAATCCTCGGCGCCAATCAGCAAGCCGAAGTGATGCAGCCGAACATGTCCGGCAAAGCAGTGGAGTTGATCCAGACCCGCACTGACATGAACAATTTCATTTTTATGGACAACCGCGCAAAGGCGGTTCGCTATACCGGGATTGTCTGGCTGTCGATGGCCAAGGAAGTGTACGTCGAAGAAGGCCGCCGCATGAAGGGCATCGGCGAAACTGGCGAAGTTGAGTATGTCACCCTTGCCGAGCCTACGATGGAAGAGGGTGTGCAGGTCTTCAAGAACGACCTGACTAAAGCGGACTTCGAGGCGATTGCAGACGTTGGGCCATCGTTCAACAGCCGCAAGGAAGCTGTCACCCGCACCATTACCGGCCTGATGAATTACACCGAAGACCCAGTTGACCGCTCTATCATGACCTCAATGGTTATGATGAATATCGAGGGCGAAGGGCTGGGCGACATTCGCCAGTTCTACCGCAAGAAGCTGGTTGGCATGGGTGTTATCGCGCCGAACGATCAGGAGAAGAAGGAACAGGAAGCAGCGGCGCAGGCTGAACAGGCCCCGGACCCGCAGGCTGAGTTCCTGATGGCCTCCGCAGCCAAGGAGGCCGCGCTGGCCGACAAGGCGAAGGCCGACACTGAATTGACGCTGGCCAAGACCGACAACACGCAGGCCGACACTGCGGTAAAGCTCAACAGCATTGGAATGCAGCCACCGCCCGCTGCTTGATAGGGCGCGTTAGGGGAATGTTATGGGTGACGAAGACGACATCGAAACCGTCGAAGCGGTTGAACCTGAAGCCGTGGAGCCGGAGCCGCAAGAGGAAGACGCTGGCCCGGTTGTTGTGCAGATCGGCGACGCGGAACCGGACGACGACGAAGACATCGACGTTCCGGACGATGCGCCGAAATGGGCCAAGCGCGTTCGGGAAAAGAACGAGGAACGCCGCAAGGAAAACCGCGAACTCAAGAAGCGCCTTGCCGAACTGGAGGCCAAGGCCAAGCCTGCTGAGGAACCGGCGCTAGGCGCAAAGCCAAAGCTCGCTGACTTCGACTTCGACGAAGACGCGCACGAACAGGCACTGGACCAATGGTACGCCGACAAGCGCAAGCATGATGAGGTCGAAGGCCAGCGCAAGCGAGCGCAGGAAGAGGCCGAAGCTGCTTGGAATGCCAAGGTGGCCAAGTACCAGGAGGGCAAGAAGGCCCTTCGCGTTGACGACTTCGAAGACGCGGAAGAGGTTGTAACCAGCCTGTTCGACCAGACGCAGCAGGGCATCATGCTGCAAGGCGCCAAGGATGCCACGTTGCTGGCCTATGCCATCGGCAAAGACCCGAAGCGCGCCAAAGAACTGGCAGCCTTGAAAGACCCGATCCAGTTCGCGTTCGCCGTCGCAAAGCTTGAGGAGCAGATCAAGGTGTCAACACGCAAGCCAGCCACGAAGCCGGAAGGCACCATTTCCAGCACGGCGCGCGGTTCCGCATCGACGGACAACGTGCTTGATCGCCTGC